GAGTTGCCACTGCATTTGCCTAACGTGGTCAAGCGGCGGTTTCTCCAACGACTTGCCCATTGTCTTGATTTCCGCGATCATGCCATGGTCAAGACTCAACCCGTCAGGCGTGGCAAGAAACCGCGAATCAGACTCCGACGCAATCAGCCACTCGTTCGGCATGATGCCAAACTCATCCTTCACCCAACGCGCAATCAGCGGTTCCATAAACGTTCCCCACGCCATAAACGCGTTCACCTCAATATCAACCGAGTTCCGACGTGCCTCAAGCTGGTCACGAAAACCGGCAGGGCCAGAGGCAGCCTTCGCCACTGCTGTTGCCGTCACGCCATGAGTGCGAGCCTCAAGCCACAAGTCACGATCTGATGAACGCGCAATAAAACGCTCTGGTGAAATCATTACCCATCCCTTCCCCAATCAACCTAATCCGCGCCACCGACAAGACGCGCAAACGCCTCCAACGTCATAAATACAACCGACTCACCGGGGTCAGACTTGCCACGACGTTTCGCTACAACAACGCCGATCCTTGCATCATCGTTGCCACGCTCAGTCTCCGCCTCGTTTAGCCATTCCCCAACGTGATACACGCCGCCATAGTCTTTGCATTCCAGCACAACGCGTTCACCTGTCATCATGCGAACCCCTGAAATGTCGCCCCGATCATTTGTGCCATGTTTCACCCGACGCTCAATGCGATCATCGACTTCACGCGCCAAATAATCAGCAACCGCCTGTTCGAAACGCGCCCCGGCAGCCTTCGCGCTGGCCCTAGTTCGGCTCACGACAAGTCACCTCGGCGTAATTCCTCCACAAACCCGAGAAACGCACTCACGTCATCCCCTGCCGGTTCATCAAGCCAACCCACAAGACGATTTGCCAACGCGTCGCACGCCGCCAACCAACCGGCAAGAAACAACCCCGCATGATCCTTCGGCAAACCCGTTCCAAGCGTTGACTTTAACCATGCCTCATAAGCGGTCTGATAAGTCTTAGGTGCCTCGTTGTAAGCGCGGATAATTGCCTCTTCCCACTCTTCAAAGTTCACGAGAACGCCACCGTAAACACGTAAACAAAACCGAGCGTCACCAGCACCGAAAGAACGATGAGCACCGACCAGGCAACAAAACCCCACCACATCACACGGGCCGACTTGCGATAAGTGCGCCGCCTCATCGGGTCTCACGCCCTCGCGCCTCAACATGCTTACTGAGAGCCATCAGAATGACCGTAGACACACTCACCTGTTGAGCCTTAGCAACCAACTGCAAACGCTCCCACAACGCGTCAGGTAGGCGCACAGAGCGCACGCGACTAGTCATTTTGTACCTCCCAAATTAGTTTTCTGATTTCCAACGGTGAAAAGAGCCGGTTCAGTTCCTCAAAAGCAGACTGCCACCGATCCTCAAAAGTGAACGTCAAGTCCATCCATCCGAGCCGTGCCAGCTCCGCCTCACACTCGACAAGTTCGAGCACGAGCGCGTTTATCGACCCGTTCACGGCAGCCGACCTAGAAGCCACACAACGCCGTAGAAGAACGCGCCAAACCCTGCAAGGGCAAGACACACCTCACCAAGAAACAACACAAGGCGAACCGTCATGCGTACGTTATCGCGCACCTCGTAATAGCGTGCCGAACGGTAGACAGTCTCCGGATTCCCAATGCGCCGGTTGTGCTGGCGCAAACCATATTCGCTCATTCTGCGTTCTCCCTTGCCCATGCGATACCGGCTGCAAAACCGGCATCATAGTTTTCTTGCTGAGTCATTTTGATTGTGCGAAACGTGGTTACGACCTCGTCATCGTCTTGCCATTCGGTGTTCATGCCTCAACCTCCGAGACTGCAAGCATTGCCTCAATTCGCAAGGTGAGAGGATATGTGTTTAGTACCTCCACAATGTCGCCACGACGCGCAATCATGTTTGCCAGGTATTTCTGAGCCTCAGGCTCGTTCCAAAAACTGCCAAGTTGCAGCCCCTCTTTGTAGAGGTCAATTTCAACATCAAGCCCACGAATCTCGTGAGCAAGTGTGTAAAGGTGTTTCATTGCAGACATTTTGTGTTCCCTTCCAAGAACTGGCCTTGTTGCCATGCCTCAACACTAACACAGAATGTAATACACGTGTCAACTATTTTGGCAAAAAAAATCCCCCGGCGAATCAAAGACTCAAACCGGGGGACTGCACGGGGGAAGGGGAACCGCGCAAACTCATTCTACTGGCATGAATCGCACTGAATCATGTCCATCGGATCAACAGGCACGGAATAACCGCCCACAGTGTCGCGCTCCACGGCTTACAGCTTCGTGCTGGTGTTGCCAGCAGGCATGACGTTCAGCAACGCCACAACAATGCCGCCAATCAACGCCCACTGGTCACCCGTGATAACGCCAAAGCCCACGAGGGCAACGCCAACCGCAATGAGTACGCGGTAAATCCACGCACGCACAGGTTCAGTGAAAACAGTTTTTAGCCAGGTCATTTTTTCTCCTTAGTTAGTGATGTATGTGACAAAAGTTGCAACAAAACCGAGAATCGCAATCGATGCGAGAACCCACACCGTCGGATGCACGCGCGGTGACTGCCGTTGCTCAAGAAGCGCAATGGCCTTATCGTGCTCGCTCAACTTCTTCCACTGCCGATCTAAGTCAACAGTGTGCTTGTCGAGAGACCGCGAAATCTCATCCAATTTCGCCTCCATGCGCGTTATATGAATGAAAAGGGTCTGAAGGGTGACTTCCTCGCTCATTTAAGACACATCGCCTTGATTTCGTTCGCCTGAGCGCGAGTAATCCAGAAATTGCCAGCACCGACCACTTGAGCGTTCCAAAGGTTCATCTGGTCATTCACTTCTTGCGTTGTGAGTCCCGTGCGGTCTTTGATTTCATAAAAGAAGCCCGGTGCCCAAACACACCAAACACGGTTCTCACCCTTGACGGCTGCCATCGAAAACATCTTCTTCTTCTTTCTTGCCGGGGTCGGCGGTGTCGGTGGTATTGATTGTAGGAAAGCCCAAGGGTCTGAGAGTGTCGGCGCACCGACAAACACAGAAGGCGACGTGCTTAACGAGCAATGCAGATGAGGGCCTTGCGAGTTTGTGCCCGTATTTCCCGATAGTGCCACCGGAGTTCCCTCAGCCAAAACGTCGCCAACTTTGACAGCAATCTCTGACAAGTGAATGTAACTCCAGAAACGCCCGTCAGGCAGGCTCTGTGCCACGTAAAAACCATTCCCGTCGTTCCATCCGGTAGCCGTCACAACGCCCGGCAAAACGGCACGCACAACCGTACCCGTCGGGCATAGCCAATCCGAGCCGGTATGCGGATACTTACGAGGTGGCGCAGCATTCCCAAACGGATCAGTCGCATCATAAGGAAAGTCAACGGGTTGCATTAGACGCTCGCAGGTCGGAGGTACTCAATTGAAAAGTTTGTGTCATTGTTCGTCGCGTTACCGCCCGAATCTTGATACGCAAAAAAGCGAATGACATCACCAGCCGCGAGCAGAACTGTCGCCGTATCAGTCATAACCTGTGGCGCGGTAGTACCTACCTCAGTTTGCTGAGTAAGCGTACCAGTGCTGTAAGTAGCGTTGTTACGATTCGACGCCATAGCACGCGCTGTGCCAGCCGTACTCGACCAGGCACCCATGGGAATATTCATGCTCAACCGATACCAGCCATTTTGACGAACCGTAAACGTGCTCGGGGCCGTAGCAGAGTTGATTTGAATGGTTGTCGTGTTCGAGGTAGAACCGGCACACGAAAATGTGTTAAAAGACACAACCGTATACGTCGCCGTCGCAATTGATAGGCTCGTGTTGCTTCGCTTACCAGCAAACAACGTCGTGCCCTCGGCTGGATAGTGGCCAGCTGTTGCCGCGCCACCGGGATTCGTGCCCGAGTTATACACTTCGTAATATTGCCAATACGTGTTCGAGTCACTGAGAAACGACATCATGCCCTGCGTCGGTGAGGCCAACGCGGAAGTTCGGGCCGCTGAGGTGGCAAACTTCATAATCGACTGATCTTGAAGATATCCTTGCACTTGTCCGGCAGTAAGAGTGTCGCCAGCGACGAACGTTTTAAAACCTAATCCAGCCAATTTTTACTCCTTAGGGATAGACCGTACGAAAATCGTTTGAACTAATACTGAAAGAAATCGTGCATCCTTCAGGACTTGCGTTGATGCTCTTTCCTATTACAAACCCTTGCCTTGAAACCGCTGTGCCAATTTGATTTGGCGTATAAATCACCTGTACTTGATAACCAATATCGTGACGAATAACGGCCGTCAGTCCCTGATTAGAAAACGCTGACTTAACTTTGGGATCGTCTAGCGAAATGGTGACTTCAGAAACACGGAATCGAGGAGCCGAATAGTTACTCATGATGTAATTTGCCAACACCTGCATTTCAGCCGTTCCGGCTGTCAATACCGGAAAACTATCCGCCGCAATTCCATAGTCAATTTGCGACGTGACATCTTGTGCAGTTACCGTTCCAGCAGAACCCGTCACAGTTACGTAATTATAAAGTTGCTCAGTTCCGTATGTAGTTTCAATAGAAGTATAAGGAACACCCGAACCATCATCAACATCAGTAAAAACTAATCCGTCAATACCTAAAACAAACCAATTCCAACCAAAATAAAACGCATCACCACCCTGAGCAATAAAGAAATAGCCACGCTCCGAGTTGGCGACATCTTGAATATAAGCCAACGCGTTACCCGTGTAAGAAACAGTATTCATAGTGAACACCGAACCACTCGTGGCATAGTCATTGCGATAATTAACAGCGGAGTTTGTCAACACGCGTTGTATACGATCTTGTGCAAGCTCGGCCCCTGGAGAAGTTAAGGTAATAATTTGATTCGCTAAAACCGTGAATGCGTCAGAACACGAAGCCGTAGCTGTGCTATCTCCTGAAATGTCGTATTCAAAATTCCAATCGTCAACGAACCCTTCAAATACTTGACCGTAAATTGAAGAGCCTTTTTCTGCAATCGAAAAACGCATAATTCTACGTGGAACAATCGAGCCATAATAAGGCGACGAAGTATAGTTCGGGTCAAAAGCTCGGCTTCTATTATCGAATACAACTGTCATTTGACCGGCAGTAAATTCGTCTAGATTAGTTGACTTACCTCGTCGTACGGAAACATTACGCACATACTGTGTGACGTCCGTCGTAAGATACCCAAGCAATCCCGTGTCAAGTAAGTCGGTATCAAGAATGAACCCATCATTGCCTTCAATTTCAACTTTGTAATCATAAAGTGCTGGCATCATGCACTCGCAAACACAGGGCCAGAAGTGCGCTCGAACTTCTTGATGGCATCAACCACGGCGCGTCCAATTTCCGCAGAAGTAGACAAGCCACCATTCACTACGACGTTATAGGTAGTACCGCCACCACCGTTCATCATGCGGTCAAGGCGATCGAGTGGAATTACTGCTTCCGGGGAGCCAGCTTCACCGATTGTG